AACTCTCTTATAATCGAGTTCTTTGATTCGGTTGGGATTTATATAGAAGTGAATTATAACGTAACAGTTTCAAAATCTTTTTGGTGTAATTCGGTTAGTGATTCAATTTTTAATTCACGCACCGAGGCAACTAATGCAGCAATCGAAAAAGCAAATGTTATTTATAATGAAACTAAATTGTAAAATAATTCATAAAAACGTAATACGTATTACATTTTTTACTATCTTTGAATATCAAAATAAAACAAATAGAAATTATGAAAGCAATTATTGAAAAAGGAATCACTTACAAAGTAACAGGTGAAAAAGGAGTATTTACAATTTGTGAAGACGTTAAAGGTAAAATCAAAATGTTTCAAACTTCAACTATTGAAGTTGTAGAATCTGAATTTGAAAAAGTGAAAGTTTACAAAAAATACACTGCATCACCTTATGATTTGGCAGACGCAAAATATCAAAGACAACAATTAAACGATGCTAAATATTCACAAGGAATTTATAAAAATCAATAATTATGGAAAGTTCAATTTACGAAAATAGAGTTGCAATTTACATTAACGATAGTGTAACGGTTCAATTAGTTGTATGGGATTTGGAAAAATCATCTCACAAATTTTTAGAAACACAAATTAATCTAATTACTTCTATTTCATCAAAAATTGATGAATGGGTAAAGCATTTAAGAATTAACGGTTTTGATGCAGAATTAGAAGATATTTACGATGCAACAGTTTAAAACAATTAGTCCAAAGAAAAAAGGACGAAAAAAAGGAACTAAAAAAATGTTCACGTTCCGTGTTGAAGAAAAACATCACGAACTTTTAAAAGAAATTGCAATTTATCTCAATTCAATTCCGTAGCTTTGTACTTCATAATTACTATTAATTTTTACCGCTTCGGTTTTGGTTAGTGATTGAAGCGGTTTTTTTTCCAAATACCACAAATTATGAACGAAATACAATTCGATATAAACTTAGAAGATTTTTCAGGTATTGAAATAAATATCGATTTTGATATTGACACAAACGACAGATATTGCAAGCCTGCAATGTCAAGATCAAAAAACGTTAAATATAAAAACGCTACTCAATTATCGAAAGCAATTGAGATAAAACAAAATGAAAGATATTTTTGTATTATTGATGGATCGTTTATTTTTGGAGATTTTATCGAGGCATTTGTTTACGACCGTGCAATGATTGTAAAAGAAATGACTATTTCTACACTTTCAATGTCTCAGGAAAACATAGACAGTTTTTACAATCTTATGAAAAACGGATATATTGAAAAATTAAACATTATTATTTCGGATTTTTTCTATTCTCACGAAAGACACAATCTTGTGAAATATATGTATGAAAAATTAGATTTTGAAGACCGTTTTCAGTTATCAGTCTGTAGAACTCACACAAAAATTTGTATGTTTGAAACCGAAATGAATGGAGGTCGAAAATATGTAATTCACGGAAGTGCTAATTTAAGAAGTTCAGATAATATAGAACAATTTATGATTGAGGAGAATTCAGAACTTTATGATTTTAATTATATCTTTCATAAGAAAATAATCGATAACTTTGCAACAGTTAAGAAATCATTGAGAGGAGATAAATTATTTAATTTAATTCAATAGTTATGGCAAAAGGTAGTTCAGGTTCAAACAAATCTGGTAAATCAAAAAGAACAGTTACAGCATCAGCAAGAAGAAGCAATTCAATGGCAAATGTAGCATCACGCAACACAGGAAACGATACACCGTTTTAATTAGATTATAATTCGAGTAATGGCACAAAATCCAAAATCATTAGCAAACCTTATCCCCCCTGAAAAAGGTGAGGTAAGAAACCCTAATGGACGAGGTAATTCTAAGAATACTAAGACAATTCTCGAAAGGTTTCTAAATTTAGAAATGAAGCAAAAAAACCCATTTACTCAAGAAATTGAGCAAATGACGGTTTTAGAGTTAATGAATTTAAAACAAATTGCAAACGCTTTGGAAGGAGATTTACAAGCTTTTAAAGAAATTATTGACCGACACGAAGGAAAAATCACTCAAAAAACAGAATTATCTGGAGAACTTCAAACAACCCCATCTTCTATATCAGTTCGTATAATCGAAACAAATGACGAAGAGTAACGAAATAGAATTTAAAGCTACTAAAGTATTTCGTGATATTTGGAACGCTACACAATCAGGAAAATATAAACTAATAGTTGAAGAGGGAGGCTCGAGAAGTTCTAAAACTTGGAGCGACTTTCAGGTATTATTTTTAGATTTATTTGAAAATCCTTTAACAACTTGCACAATTTTAAGAGATACGCAAAAGTCTTGCCGTGAAATTGTTGAGGTAGATTGGGTTAAATGGTTATCTGATCCAATGGGCAGAAAAAAAGAACTTGAAAATAAATTAATCACGGTCCATGATTTTGATACTTTAATTAAAAAAGAATCACTACTAAAATACTTTTTAAGAAACAAAACAAACCACACTTGGACATTTTTACACAATAATTCATTTATTCGATTTACAGGACTAGATGACGAAGACGATGCAATGGGTATGACTCAAGATATTTGTTGGATAAATGAACCCTACAAATTTTCTCACGAGGTTTATAAGCAATTATCTCAAAGAACTGCAAAATATATTATTTTTGACTGGAATCCAAAACAAACTCATTGGGTGAACGAAGAAAAAAAGAAAGAGAATACAATCACATTATTTTCAACTTTTGCAGATAATCCTTTTTGCCCATTAGAATCTAAAATACAAATTCAATCGTATCAACCAATAGCTTATTGCGATGTGGTTTTAAGTGGTTTAGTTACCGAAATCGAGTGTAAATCATACGATACTGAAACCAATATAAAAGAATTTACTAAACGTCAAATAAACGAATTAAAGCGATGTATTTACAATGAAAGTATAAATAGTGATTCTTTATATCATTGGCTTGTTTACGGTCTTGGATTGAAGTCAGAAAAGCCAAATCGTATTTTTAAAGGATGGAAAACTTTACCTAAAGGAGATTTTGATAAAATACCTTATCCTAGTTATTATTCAACAGATTTTGGGCTTTCTGCCCCAACAGCTAATTTAGAGTTTAAATTTGATGGAGATAAATCTTTCTTTTTTAGGCAAAGACTTTACAAACCAATGAATCAAATGAGGGGTAGTTTATGCGAGGAGTTTGAAAATATAGGAATACCAAAAGACAGAGAAAACATTTGCGATAGTGGAAATGAAATAAATTTATCGGAAAGCAGAAAGTTAAAAAATGCAGGTTATAACGTAATACCCGCAAAAAAAGGAGCGGGTTCGATCAGTGCAGGAATAGAAACAATGCAAAAATGTATAATTTATTACACAGATGATTCTAAAGACTTAGAAAATGAATATGAACAATATTCTTGGCGTGTTTACAACGGAATGCAGATGGATGAACCTGAACAAAACGGAGACGATCACTTATTAGATTGTGCCAGAATGGGAGTAAGTTGGTATGTTAGAACTCGCAGATTGTCAATTTAATTTTGTATATTTATACGGAATAAAACCAAACACTTTAGCTATGAAATTATCAGGATATAAAAAAAATAACACACAATTTATTTATGCTTAATACGTTATTTCTTGGTTTGTTAAAGTTTTTCGATTAAGTTAATTATTTTTTATTATATTTGCTTTAATTATCAATGTTGTGAAACATCGTATTTATGGGATTATTCAATTTTTGGGGTAAAAGTGCTGTTACAGTCGAACGTGATCGTAATGGAAACTATACGTATCAATGGCTTGATCAAAATGGATTTACTAATTCTACAAAGTATTTAGAATCATCTTTAACAAATCCTGTTTTGTTGGCTATTATTGCTTTACGTGCTAAAATATACAGTCAAATGAAAATTACTCATTTGAATAGTGCAGGCAAACCAATTGAAAACAGCGAAATAGTAAAGTTATTAAAACAACCAAATTATTTTCAATCGCAAGAAGACTTCTTTTTCCAGCAAATGTGGTTTTTATCAGCCGCAGGAACAAATCTAACTTACAAAGTTAATGCACTTTCTGCCACAAAATCAATTTACAATCTTATTCCGAGTGAAATCAATTTAAACGATTCTCACAAGGTAAAATCTTTTATCTCAACAAAAGCCGAATTAAAAGCTTATGGAGATAGAAAGATTATTTATACTTTGGACGGGCAACAAATGAATATTGCTATTAAAGATTTAATTCCAACTTATGATCTTGCAAATGGTTTGACGTGCAATTCTATTATGAGTTCGCCATCCCGTTTGAAAGGAATATCAAAAACTATCCAAAACATCGAAGAAAATTTACTATCTAAGAATGTAAATTTAAAGATGAGCCAAAAATATTTGATGGCAAGTCAGGGCGATGGAAATGAGGCTCAGATTCAAGATAAGGACAGACAAGATATATTTTCAAAGATTGCCAAAAAATCATTATTAATAACTAATGCTAACATCAAAGCGCAGCATTTAGTAAGTGATATGAAGCGTTTGTATTTAGATGAACAATTTTCTGCTGATGCTTTAACGTGTTTGTTGGCTTTTGATATGTCGAAAGATATTTTGAACTATTTCAGTAATGGAGCAAGCACCTACGAGAATAAAGAAAAAGCAATGCTTGATTATATCCAAAATTCAATTCAATCCGATGCTAATAATACAATGAATAGCTTTGCAAGTTCGTTTGGTTTGATTGATAAAGGAGAGTCTTTAGTTGCTTCATACGACCATTTACCTGTAATGCAATTAGTAATGAAAGCAAAAATAGAAACTTTGCAATTGTTTATTAATACATTGACAGACTATACTCCAGAGGCTAAAATTAAATTAATTGAAGAATTTAAGCTAAAATTAGGGTTATGAAAGAGCAAAAAAAGCCAGAATTAACTAAGGCGCAAATTGAAAAGTTGAAGCAAGAATCGTTAAAGAGAGAGTTTAATAAAGACAAAGAAATTAAGAAATGATAAAATCAATTTATTTTCCTGATAAAGAATATTCCACTAAAGAGGAGTTATTCAAAGATTTGAAAGATAATTTAGCATTTATTACAGATGCTAAAAAATCACAAATTCAAAAGTCTTGCGAAAAGGGTATTTCAGTAACTTGTAAATCTTTGGATTTATTAAAGTTTGAAGACCAATTAAAGGGAATTAAGATTGACGATAATTTCTATTATATTGCCGTAAATTCAACAAGAGTTTTAGATAGTCACGAAGATTTACATTTAGATAATCTTTGGAACAAATCAATAAAAGACCAACAAGGAAAAAATTATTTAGTTATTGACCACGAATTAGAAGTTGATAAGGTTGTGGTAAGAAAAGAGCATATTGAAATGTTTACAGCAAAAATACCTTTTGCATTATTAGGAAAACCATACTCAGGAGATACGCAAGCATTGATTTATAAATTCCCTAAATCACAAGTAAAGCATCAATTAGTAAAAGAATGGTTAGAAAGTGGTGACGATATAGAAGCGAGTGTAAGAATGCAATATGTTACTTTTGTTCTTTGTTTAGACAGTAACGACCCAGACGACGCAACATTAAAAGCTAATTACGACCAATATTTACCACTTATAGCAAACAAAGAAGATTTTGAGTATATAAGTTACTTCTTTGCAATAAAAGAGGCTAAAAACGTAAGAGAATCAAGTTTGGTTATATTTGGAAGCAATTCCACAACTGGACAAATAAACAATAAACAACAAGAGCCGTCGAAAGACACTTTAGATAATGAGCCGTCAATCGACACTCAAAACCAGACAATAAAAAGAAGAAGAAATTAATTTAAAAACAAAAAACTATGTTTATTAAAAAAACACAAGCGGAGATCGACGCAATGACTCCAGAAGATGCTCAAAAATATTTTGAAGCAAAAGAAGCCAATGACTTAGCTGTAAGTAAAAAAGCAACTGAAGAAGCTATTGAAAAAGCGGTTACGCCGTTGAAAGATGATTTGAAAAAAGCAAAAGACGATAATACAGAACTTGCTTTAAAAGTAACTGAATTAGAAACTAAAGGGGCTAAATCTATTGAAAAAACTTTTACAGATGAAGTAAAAGAAAAGAAAGATGAGATTTTAGGACTTGTAAAAGGAACTAATCAAAAAGAAGTAGTGTTAAAAGCTGACACGGTTAGAGCTTCTATTACAAGTTCAGCAAGCCAAAATAAACTAAATACTATCGGACAACTCGGAACTAAGTTAAGAGGTCTTTATGATGTTTTCAAAAAAGTTAATTTAGGAAATGGAGACGACGCTGGAAAAGTTGTTTATCACGACTGGGACGAAGCTACAACAGTAAGAGCTGCTGCAATGGTAGCTGAGGGTGCTACTTTTCCAGAATCAACTGCAAAATTCACAAAGTATTCAATCGATTTGAAAAAAATCGGAGATACTTTGCCTGTTTCAGAAGAATTTGGAGAAGATGAAGCGAGTGCAGCTGCTGAACTTGAAATGTTTGTTGAAACAAATGTTGAAAGCAAAGTTGATGAACAAATTGCATTGGGTTCTGGGATTGGGGAAAACTTAACAGGTTTGATTGCTTCTGTACCAGCTTATACGCCAGTAGCTAGTGGTATTTCAGACGCAAACATTTACGATTTGGTTAAGAAAGTTAGAACCGATATTGTTTTCAATCGTGGTTCAAAATATCGCCCTGACTTCGTAGCAATGAATGCAAATGTTATTGACTCTTTGCAATTGAAAAAAGATGCAAACGACAATTATATTTTCCCTGACAAATCAAACATTGGAAGTATGATAATTGTTGAAGACAACAATTTAGCCGACAATACTTTAGTAGTTGGAGATTCTCGTTATGGTTCTATTTTCGAAAAAGGAGGTTTAACACTTTCAAGAGTGTATGTAAATGCACAAGCCGTTGAAGATATGGTTACCATTAAAGCAAGAAAAAGAATGTTATTCTTAGTTCGAAATGTTGACAAAACAGGCTTTAGAAAAGTAACCAGCGTATCTGCTGCATTAGCAACTTTGGCAACATAGTAAATGGTAATTGAGTTTACTCAAGACTTTGAAAAGATTAAAAAAGGCGACGTTAAGGAATTTAGTAGAGATATTTCAAATATTTTTATAAAAGAGCTTAAAGTCGCCAAAATCTACAAAGAGGAAGAAAGTAAAAAAGAAGTAAAACCAAAAAAATAATACAAAATGCAAATAGTAGATAAATCATTCTTTAATAATCAAAATTACATTCATATTCCGTTAGCGGTTGCCGACCCATCAGCAACACCAAATAATGCTACTGAACTGGATTATTTATGTGTTAAATTAGAGAAAGAGATTCTATTAAATGCACTTGGTTTAAGTCTTTATAACGAAATTAAAGCGATTACCGATATTGATTCAGCAGATGAAAAGTTTAAAAAACTGATTCAAGGCGATGAATACGATGGTAAAATATGGTTAGGTTTAGATAATGATGATTCATTGATTGCCAACTTTATTTATCAGGAATTTGTCACTCAAACAGATATTAGACTATCAGCAACTGGAGCAAAAAAAGTAAATGCAGAAAACGCAATCACTCAAACTCCTAAATACTTAATTGCAGGAGCGCACCAAAATTTCATAAAACAATATCAAGGAGAGTATTTAAACGATCCTTATATCGATGGTAATTTTATTGATTGGTATGGATGCAATAATGCAGAAAAGAGTTTATACGGTTATTTGATGGATAAACAAGCCGATTTTACGAATTGGAATCCTGAAAACTTTAAGATTTACGAAACCAAAAACAGTTTTGGAATATGATAGTTTTTGAAGAGAAAATAAGGGAATTAGTAGCATTGATGCCTAATAATGTGAATGCAAACGGAAGTTTTGATATTCGTTACGATTGGGGAACAATTGATGTATTAAATAAATTCTTAGTTCTAAAAGAAAGTGTTTCAAAATATCCGCTTATTTGGTTAGTAACATCAAAAGATACAGACGACTTATTAAGAAATCGAGTTACAAGAAATGCAAGGTTTGTAATTGCAACACGTTCAAATGATGTTGATGGATTTAATGCTAAACAATACCAAACAGATTATAAAGAAGTTCTTATTCCTGTTTACAATGATTTTATCACTTTGCTAGAAAGTAGTGGAATTACTAAGATAGTTGGAAGTACTATCGATAAAGAATTAAAACCTAATTTTAGCTTAAATGATAACGGAAAAGGATTAATTTACATTTGGAATGCGTTGGTTTTGGATTTAGAAATTGAAATTATATCAGGTTGCATAAAAGAAAATATTAAATTTTAATGCTATGGCAGAAAAAGAAATTAAAACAAAATCGTTTAAAGTGGCTAAAGAGTTCACTTTAGACAAATTATATCGAGTTGGTTCGACTATCGAACTTTCAGATAAAAAAATAATCGAAAAATTAATCTCTAACAAATTTATAAAATGAGTTTACAAACACAAATAAATACAGTAAATTGCGGTGCAAACGGTGTTTTAGGCACTGGTTTAGCTGGTTGCAGAATTGACAGAAAGCGTGTACCCGCTTTAGGAGTGGTACAAAAAGGATTTGTATTTGCTTCCGAAATTACAAAATCTTATATGCGTTCTTTGCAAAAAGATGGAACTTTAATAATGTTGCAGGGCGTTGTATCCTTTGATGATTCTACAGCTGACGATAACATCATTACACGTGCTGGGTCGGGTATTAAAGTAGTGGCAGGAAAAAACCCCTACGAACATACAGTAACATTCGACAATGGTATCAATTTTCACAAAGCATTGACTTCATTGTCAGGCTATGAAAATTACGACCTTATTTTGTTTGACGTTGATAACTCAATGTTTTTCACGGTTACAAAATCAGGAAGTGCAAAAGGTTTCACGCTTGGAATGTTCGAGAACGGTAAATATATAGGAGCTAATGGAACTGATGCAAGTTCACAATCTATTTTGCTTCAATTAATTGACCGTGCCGAAATTGATGAAAGAATGTCTTGGATTGAGTCTAACGAATTAGATTTCAGTTATGGAGAACTTACAGGGGTAAATGAAGTTATTGTAACTCCTAATCCAATCGCAGCTGGAACTTCAATTGTAGTAAGTGCATTATTATTAGACAAAACACATCCTGTAGAGGGGTTGTTATTCGGTGATTTTGCAGTAACTAAAAACGGTGCGGCAAACAATCCTACAGTGGCTGTTTACAGTTCAACAACTAAGAAATATACACTTACAGTTGGAGCAATGGTTGCCACTGATATAGTAGAAGTTTCTTTGAATGGAATTATTTTGACGTTGGCTGATGTATTATACAAATCAAATACAGCTAGTGTAATTGTAACCTAATTTTAAAAAAGAAAGGAGAATTAAGCCCATTACTTAATTGTAATGGGTTTTTTTGTATATTTGTTCTATGCCAACAACAATAAGCGACTATATCAAAAAATGTCAATTCGTAGCAAGTGAAATGCTTAACGAGCAGGAAAGAATTGTTTTGGCTAATGAAAATCGTATTATATCGTTAAATGTAGATACTTTTCAAGATGGTTTAGGTAGTGATGATAGGATTTTACAAAACACAAACAAAGTATTTAATGGGGTTTATTCTTTATCGACACAATTATTAGACCCTAAAAAAGTAGCTGGAACGCCTTATAGTTTTATGCAAACAGGGGCTTTTTTATCAAATATGCAAATTGATTTACAACCTAATTTGGTAAAGTTCGACATATTTTCAACAGGAACAGGAAGCGGAGATAAAGCCTTGTTTTTTAAAGGATATAACAACTTATTTGGATTGAATCAAAATAATAGTGATATTGTTAATTATGATATTATATTGCCAGAACTTCAAAAATTTGTAAAACGATATTTATGAGAATTACTAAAACAAAATATTACGAATCAATCGAAACATTACCACTATACAACTTCGATAAATACCGCAATACACGTGATTTGAATTGGTTTATCATCGGTTTTGATGGCAGACAAACCAAGCAAACAAATCCAGCAATGGAGGCAATCGAGAAAACCATTCTTGACGAATATTTCAAAGCGATTGATGATCGTTCGTTTACAAATCGTTTGCAAAAATGGGCAGAAATAGAAGTGTTAAAAACTAAATACTTTGTCGTAAAATCTTTAATTAATCGTATGTGGTTAGGATTTGGAAGCGACCAAATGGAATTACGTTTATTATTCGTTAAAGAATTAGCCAAACACGGATTTAAAATGTCAGAGATAAACACAATCGATGGCGATGCAGTTGAATTGACACGTTTAAATACAGGATGCGAGGGAATAAAAACTAAAATATCATTGATTGAATTGGAATTAAATAAAGACGCAAAAGTAGAAACTACTTCTTTAGCTAAACAATTACAAATCGCAACTATTGGACTTCAATATCCATATCGATTGGATGCAAAAATTATTACAGTTTCAGAATGGATTGAAATTTGTAAATTATTAGAGGAAAAATATAAACAAAATTAATTATGGCAAATAGTGTAGATTTAGTAATTGGAAGCGAGGCAATAAAACAAGTTGAAAATTTAGTTGCAAAATTAAGTTTGGCCGATGCTGAATTGTTGAAAATTTCACAAACTGCTGCAAGTGCTAGCAAAGGCATTTCAAGTATTTCAACCCCTACAGGACTAGATAAAACAGTACAAAGCACAACCTCTTTAAATTCTGAGTTGTCCAAACAAAATGCAATTATAGCGCAATTACAAGGACAAATTCAAAAACTTACAATTGCTAAACAACAAGCCACAACTCAATATAATAGCCTAGGAAATTCTATAAATTCAGTAAACAAAGCTACAAGAGAAAGTTCGGTCGCAAATCAAATAGCAAGAGCAGAAACAGACCGAAACTTTCGAGCCACTACTTTATTAGCTGGAGCATACGCAAGAGCAAGCGCACAGTTATTAATACTAAAAAAACAGGCTAAAGATGCTGCAATTGCCTATGGTGAAAATAGCAAACAGGCTATTACTGCTGCAAAAGCCGCCTCAGACTTAGATTTTAGAATTAAATCTGCTGATAAATCAGTAGGGGATTATCAAAGAAATGTAGGTAATTATACAGGAGGTGTAGTAGGTGGATTTAAGAGTATATTTTCAGGAGTTAGGCAGTTTGCGTATATTTTACCCGGTTTGGGAATCGCGGGAATATTTAACATAGCTTTTGAGGCAATTAGAGCGTTAATAGAAAAAATGGATTTGTTTAAATCAAAAGCAAACCAAATGAAACAATCAAATGATACGTTAAATAAATCATTTGAAGAAAGTTCAGTAAAAGATGCAACTAAAAATGTCGAGGAATTGACTATTAATATAGGACTTGCAAAACAAGGCTTTTTAAATAAACAAAAAGTTGTTGACCAATATAATGAAACTATTGGAAAAACAACGGGATTAGTAGGTTCTTTGGATGAAGCTGAAAGAGAATTGACTAAAAATGGAGATGCTTATATAAAAATGACTTTGTATAAAGCTGCTGCAAATTTAGCTTTAGAAGATGCTGCAAAACAATCATTAGAAGCTGAAAAAAGCCGTTTAAAATCATTAAAAGAGTTTCAAAGTTCATTTGAAGAAACTAATATTTCAAGCGGTGGAGCAGGAGGATTGGGAACAGGGGCTTTTAACGCTTCGGAATTTGAAGCCGATAAAAAACGAAGGATTGAAGCCCAAAAGAAACGTAAAAATGACGAAATTAAAATTAGCGAAGATGCCGCTCAACAAAGTATAAACATTGCTAAGAAATTTCAAGAAGATGCGGCTAAAATTGCAAAAGATTTTGATTTTAATTTATTTGGGGATACTAAGAAACCAAAAGACACATCAAAAGCAGATAATAAAGAGCAAGAAGGCCGTTTAAAGGCTATTTATGATGCAAATAAAAAAGAATTAGAATATAGAATTTCTTTAAATGATGATATTTTAAAAGCGAATTACTCAACTTATGAAGAGCAATATAAGGCATTACAACAAAGTTATTCTTTAAAACTGATGCTTGCAAAGCTTAATGAAAATGAACTTATAAGATTAGCCAAAGGAAATAACGACAAAATAAAAGCGGCTAATTTTGATTTTCAAAAAGAGATATTAAAAGATACGCAAGACTTCAATAAACAAAAATCTGAAATAGCCAAAAAAGAAAATGAGGAACGTATTCAGGAAATAAAAAATATTGAAAAGTTTCTTGAGGATTATCACAAAGACAAAGATTCCAAAGAAGAAATTTCGCAAGAAATAGAAAATAAAGCTTTAAAATCGTCGTTTGATAATATCGATAAAAAGATAGAAAAACTAAAAGAACTAAAAAAAGCAACCGATAATTATTTACAGTCTTTTAGCGGGGAATTTATGAATAAGTCAGGATTTGGGGAAACATTCGATACTTTCTTTAAACAAATAGAAGGATCAGATGGTAAAATGACCACGATGTTTCAGAACCTATTAAAAGGGGCGGATGGGGCAAAAGAAAAATTCGCAGTAACATTCAATGCAATAGCCGAAAGTGCGCAAGAAGCGTTTAATTTTATTTCAAACGCAAGTCAAGGCAGGTTTGATGCGGAAAAGGAGCGTTTGCAAAGTCAGTATGAATTCGCTTTAAAAGGAGCAGGAGACAATAAAGCTGCTCAGGAAAAATTAGCAGAAGATTTAGAAAAAAAGAAAAAAGAAATAGCTAATAGAGAAAATAAAGCAAAACAAAAACAAGCTATTTTTAATATCGCTATTGACACGGCTCAGGCTGTTATTGCAACTTTAGCCAAAACACCACCTCCCGCAGGATTGCCACTAGCTTTTGTTATGGGTGCATTAGGGGCTGCTCAAATCGCCTTAGTTGCAAGTCAAAAAATACCGCAATATTTTGATGGTACAGATAACCATATTGGAGGAATGATGCTTGTAAATGATGGAGCAGGGGCAAATTTTCAAGAAAAGGTTGTATTACCAAATGGCAAAGAAATAATGCCAGAGGGTAGAAATGTTTTGATGAATGCGCCAAAAGGAACAAAAGTATTGACGCACGAACAGCAAATAATGGAAATGCTAAACGAAAGAGGTATTTCAATGACTCGCAACTATCAAACTAATGGAGGAATGACAGCAAATGAAATGGATTATGTTATGGGCAAACATTTTGCTAAAATTCAAGTTAGCCAAACAACATATGACCGTAACGGCTTCTCTTCTTGGATAGGTGCAAACGGAAATAAAACAATTCAAAATAATAACCGAGTTTCTGGGACTGGTTTTAAAGTATAATTATGAAATTTACCCTCGATTTTAAAAGCGACAACTACGGCAAAAAAGTTATAGACGAGCCATTCGGGACGTCAGATATTAACTTTTCTTTAAAGCAAAAAGATAACGGGATGGGTCGTGATGTTTCGTTTAGTGGTGGAGAAATTCAATTTGAATTTACCCATATGCGTAATCACGAACTTAAACAACTACTTTATTATAACAGAAAGTTTGGATTTGAAGCGATTGTTGTATTGACTATCGAAATTGACGAAAACAATAAATACACTTGTGATTTAGATTTTGCAACTGCTGAAACAGACGATTTAGAGTATTTCAGATGCAAGGGGTTACAAGATGGAAAATTGCAATTAATAAAAAGACGTAAAAGCGTAAAAGTTGATGTTTTAAGCGATGTTGATGTAGATGGAAATTTTATAGGCGGTTTAGTTCCTGAAAACATTTTATTGTTGGCTAAACCTGTAATTCAAAAAAGCGTTTGGAAACAAAACGCACCATTTGTAAAATCTTGGTCTGGTTATGGTCAAGACGCTTTATTAGTATCGTTAGTTGACACTATCGATCAATCGGGTTTAGAAAACACATTAAGTCCTTTTACTCCATTTGTTGAACTACCTTCTTATTATCCGTCTGAAAAATACATAGAAGCTGCCGACTATTTAACTTTAGTAGATTGCCAAAACAACATTAATAATGGAATGGTATTGATTAAAGGACTAAGTTTATCGATTACTGGCACGGGTTTTTATACAATAAACACCTTAAATGTAGCTTATTCTAAAACGTGGAAGGCGGGAGAAATTACAATAGTAAAACTAGAAGATACAACGGATTATTTAAATATAGTAAGTAAAGATTATTTTGTACCTATCACAGGATTAGACCGAAATACTAAAATAGTAGTTTACGCTAGTATATTTCAACCTTATTCATTGCCTGCTAGTACACCTGTTAGCTCTTCGGTTATTGATATGACATTGTCTGGAGAAATAACTATTTCTGCCGAAAGCACTGCTTACAATTCAATATCAAAATCATTGCGTTTAGTCGATGTAATGCGTCAAGTTGTAAAATCAATATCGGGTTTACAAATCAATGCAGCCAGATTTGAAGATATGGGGCAATTTTTCGATAACCGATTGTTTAACGGTAATTTTTTACGTGGAATAACAGATAAACCGTTTTACATTAGCCTAGAAGATATTGAAAAGTCTATTGTTGAAATGCACGCTGATTATGAAATTGGAAGCGATGGAAAGATATTTTTTGGAATTGAGGAAGATTATTACACAAATAATGAAGTTGGATTTTTTAATAATACCCAATTTTCAGAAATGAAGAAATCTTTTAATCCAAAATATAAAGTAAATGAATTTTGGTATAAATACGCAAATTATCAATCATTAAAAGAAAATGAAGAGCCAAATAGTGCTGATACTATTCACGGAGAAAGTAGATTTGTGTTATTTAATAAGCAAGTAGAGAACAAAAAAGACATCGAGATAGATTGGACAAGGGATGCTTTTTTAATTGAAAGCACAAGAAGAAAAGCATTAGAAATCACAACCGATACAGCAAGCCAAGACGATGATACTATATTTTGCATTGATTCTATTAACACAACTTTCGATAATGAATTTACTGAGGTTACACAATTAGAACATACTTTTAATCCGACTACATCAAGATTGACATTACGAAACGATGGAAGTATTAATTTTCTATCGTTAGGAATCGAAGTAGGAAGTTATTTTTATATTAGAACAATTGATATTAACGCAGGAACTTACACGGTTTATGCAGTAACTGCTAATACCTTAGAAATAACCAGAGTATTGGGAATTGTTACGGGTGCAGGAAACGGAAATAGATTGACTAAATACACCTATACATTATCAAGTGCATTCGTACCATTTACAAATTACACAAATCAAGGTTTTAGCGAAACAGAGAATCTAAATAGCGCAGATAGTTACAGTAATAGACGTTATTCAATTAAAAGAAATATTTACAATTATTGGAAATCATATTTAGCAACTTGTAATTTATATTGGAAAAATAACCCAATTAAAAACACTTGGTATAAAAACAACGGGGATTACACGGCTAAATATAACGGTGTTAAATTGACAGAGAAAGCCGATTTTGTGCCTGATAATCCGATATTATCGCCTGTACTTTATGATGATATTGTATTTAAAAATATTCATTTTCCTGAGTTTATCATACTGAGCAATTTAATTCGTTCGCAACGTGGATTTATCAGGACTATCGACAACAACGACCAAGTTATAAAAGTTTACCCTATTGATGTTGAATATTCGTTATTAGAAAAAGAATTGCGTATAAAAGCCGAAGAAAAGTATGAACCAACTTCAATGAGTATTTCAACGGAATTTCAATATATTTTGATTAATAATGAAACTCGAGTTGATTCTTTATTATGGGAAATTAAAAACGAGAAACTTTATATATTCGATGAAAACCGATATAGATTGTATAATGGAGTATTTTGGCACGAGGTAAAAATCAATAATGCCTTTGCTGATTCAAAAGAAATATTAGAGGGTTGGTTAAATTTATTGTAAAATTGATTATATTTGCTTAAACTAACGATGTGAATCAGGAGTAAATTATGGTTGCACCCTTTATAAATCTATTTCGATCAAAAGAAGAAGCGTTCTATTTTAAGAACAGCCAAATAAACACGCAATTTATTTTCAAGGGCGTTCAACTATTACCAAATAACACCGCAAAATATATCCAAGTTACCGATACGCCAAATGGAATTGATTTAGAAGATTGGACGGTTAACGTTGTAGATTTATGCAAAGGCACTAAAACCGATGTTACAGATTATTTCTTTGTCGATTCTTTGACAAATAGTTTAGATGGTGCGCCTCAGTTGTTTTGGTCGCTTACAAATGTGCCTTTTGACTTTGGATACAGATTAGTTTATTTGGAAATTGAACAGGCAGTAGGGGAGTTATTTTATTCTACACCGTTTTTATTGACTAACATAGAAAACGAAAAAACAACGCAATTTCATTATAAAGACAGTAATGAAGATGTTTATCAAAGTATAGGATTGCAAACTTGGTTTGATGAAGAAGATAAAAAAACCGAACTTACAACTTATTACGAAGTTTCTACAAAAAACACAGTTTCACAAGCTATAAAAACGAGCAAAATAGAATTGTTTAGGACTGAATTAATGCCTAAATCGGTATTTATTGCATTGACTTATTTATTAGAAAGCCCTATTTTATACGTAAATTATATTAGATGCTCATTATTTGAAGCTATAGATTTGCCACAAAAAACATCACAGGAAAACTTCATTGAAGCATCATACACTTTAAGTCCAAATTATAATGATAATTTCTTTGGTTTGGCAGATTATTTAGGAATTGATTATGGAAGTGCTGATTATGATACTGACGATGTGCCTACGCCTGAACCAACGCCAACGAGAATACATAATAACGTTTATAACGCAGTTTATAACTAAAAAATAAAGATTATGCCAACAAGAGCCGAAGTTGATGCTGATATTGTATCAAAAATAACAGACAAAACAGCTGCTGGTAGTTTGTCAAATATTGATGATGGGGCTAATAGAGAATTGATGTTAGATTATATTGACCAACAAGTGCCATACACCTTAATAGTTGGATTATTATCGTACGATGGAATTACGTTTACTTTTTTACCGATAGTAAATCTAACAGGAGCTACTATAAGCTGGAGTAAGTTTAGCGGTAATGTTATTTTAACTTCATCAATTGCTATTTTTACAAATGATAAAACAATTGTAAACGATCAATCGGTAAATTCAGGCGGAGGGTATATTGTTACAGGAAGGCAATCAAACACTACTAATATTTCACTTTCTTTTACAAATACAGCAGGAACAACATCAACAGTTCCTAATTTTGATAAAATGCCAATAGAAATAAAAATATATAACTAAAATGCCATGACTTACGAAGAAATACAAGAGTTAATCGACACAAATTTAGCAAGCGCAACGAAGATACCCGCTGCAAAGCATCGTGAAGTAGAACACGAACTGCTTAATTATATTCAAGCGAATGTTGCGCAATCAGGCGATATTAAACGTGTAAAATGTGACCTTACATATTTAGAAGCTAATTTTGAAGTTGACGGACTAGGTAAGAATTTACGTTTAGGATGGGCAATTTGTAATGGAAATAACGGAACGGATAACCTTGCTGGGCGTGTTGGTGTTGGATATGGTTTAGGATATTCAACTTTAGGAGCTATTGGAGGTGAAGCAACGCATACACTTACAAAGCCAGAAATTCCAAATATTACAATTCATATAGATGGCTCAAATAATGATAATGGAGACCCCGGTACAAAAGCAGTAACGGCAGCAACTCAAGCAAATAGTGGTTTTGATGTAATTGTAAATTCAGGAGGTGGGAATGCGCACAATAATATGCAACCTTACATAATTAATCTTTATATTATGAAATTATGAGCAGTTTAGTAATTACAAAGCAAACAGGGAATTTTTTCTCATTGGTTTTAGATGGTGGTGATGCGATAATTTCGGAACAAAACCGATTAACTACTATTGGAAACTTTTGTAATTTTAAAACGGCTAACGGTGCAAATTTAGTATTAAAACAAAATATTTTATATTCTGAAATAACTATTATTACGGGAGTTTCGCACGTTCCAACCTCTATAAATGATTTATGGATTTCTTTATTAGATGCTGGTTTCTTTGATGGTTTAGGTGGTGGTGGCTCGGTAACACCAACAAGATTTACAGATTTATTAGATACATTCCCATCATACATTGGGAAAGATGGTCAAATATTAGTCGTTAATGAATCGGAACAAAAGATTGAAACTATTGCTATTTCTTTGTTTACCCCTGCTGATAAAACAAAATTAAACGGAATTGAATCTAATGCACAAGTCAATGTACATTCTAATTGGAGCGAAACAGACCCTGAAAGTGACGCATTTATATTAAATAAGCCAGATTTATCAACTCTTGGAACATTCTCAAAACGCTACGCAGGCTCAGGACAAGATTATACATTACCAACGGGGGCAATAGCATTTCAAGCATTTGTCAACGAATATCCACACTTTCCAGAAGAGCTAGGATTTGAGAGCGATTTAAATACATTTACACAAACAGGCACTACATTAACATTTAAAGAAACGATTGAATTAGGTTCACGAATAAGGATTTTATACACTATTTAAACAAAAACCAATGAAAAAAATACTTTTATTTTTACTGATTTCCGTAACTGGATATGCGCAACAAACAAACTTTCCATACGGAATTAAGAATGCAGCAGCCGCAACCGACAGCGCACCTGCTTATTTTGTAACAAGCCAAACTGATGGGGTTCATAAAAAAACGCCAGCTGCTTTAATTGCTCTAAAATCAGACCTGCCCACTTCTTACGCGGTAATAGTGTATGTCAATGCAGCAAACCCAAATAGTGCGACGATTTTCGACGACGTAAACCCACCGACAACAAACGATAATGATTTTAAAGCGGATGTTGATAATTTATACATAGGAACTGATGCCTCTACGTGGGTATATAACGGTTCGACTTATGTGACAAAAACAGTGCCTGCAACCTCAAATTTTAAAATAGTGGGTACAGGTGTTGATGCGGGGAGTAATAAAACATCATCTATTTATAGAGAGGGAGCGATTAGCTCGGATGGTAGTATAGGTTCAAATATAGGATATTATGTTAATAGAAACGGTTCAAATACTGCTCAAATTGGAGGTTTTACAAACTATTCAAACGCAATAGGTAGTAACTCAATGATGTTTCAATTAAATGCCTCAAATGGCTTAGATTTATGGAATTATGCAAGTTCAACTTGGAATAAAAGATTTACTTTTTCTAGTTCAGGAGATTTAACTGCTAATAGTTTTATAAAATCAGGTGGTACATCGTTACAAGCACTTTTAGCAAATGGTGCAGTTTTAACAAACCCTATATCAGGTACTGGGACGACAGGTTATGTCTCTTTTTGGAATAGCTCCACTACACAAACAGGGGACAGCAATTTATTTTGGGATAACGCTAATAAAAGATTAGGTATAGGCACATCGAGTCCAAGTCATCCATTTCAAATAGACAATACCACTAACATACCATTTGGTACGCTTATAAATTCAGGTAGAATTAATATGAATGCAACTACCATAGGAGGGGATATAGTCACTCAGGGAACAAGGGCTTTGGAGATTAATACGAATTTATATGGGTCTTATGATGCGGGGACATTATCTGGACTATACAGCAATGTTTATAATAATCAAACATCAGGAAACATAACACATCAGATATCCCTAGTTGGAAATGCTTGGAATAAATCAACAGGAACAGTTTTAGGAATGTATCCTATATATGGTAAAATATATCAAGATGCCGCTGGAGTTATTACGGAAGGGGCTACTTTTTTATCGCAAACACCTGTTATAAGTGCAGGAACGGTTACTAGTTTAAACGGAATGCTTATTAATAAACCAGTAATTTCAGGAACAGGAGTTGTTACAAATTATTATGGGTTGAAAATAGGCTATTCAGCAACTAACTCAGCTACAAATAATAACATAGACTTATCAATTAATGGTTCGCCAACAGGACCCGTTAACGCATCTCTTTACATAAATGCTAATTCAAATCCAGCATACATTTATACTAAAACAACAATAGGAGGAAATGTAACGGCTGGAAGTTATACAGGATTATCAGTTCAGCCTGTTCAATCTAATAGTGGTGCATATCAACATTTCGGGTTATTTTCAGAAGCTACTAGTAATGTTTCGTCAGGCACATTAAATGAATTAAGAGGGGGGTGGCTACAAGCTAGACACGGTAACACAGGTACTGTTACTTCTGCTACAGGTAGCTTCTCATCTATTAGTAATGCCTCATCGGGGGTAATTTCTAATGCGTATGGTTCATATATTGCAACTCCTACTAATTCGGGAGGAGGTACAATAACGAATAATTATGGTCTATTTATATCGGATCAAAATATAGGAACAAATAAATGGTCTCTATACCAAGCAGGGACAAGCGATAGAAATTATTTTGCGGGGTCGGTGGGGATTGGAATAAATGCACCAACAGCAGTGCTTAATATAAAGTCGGGAACAGCAACCGCAGGGACTGCGCCTATAAAATTTACCTCTGGGACATTACTTACAACCCCAGAGGTAGGAGCTTTAGAATTTTTAACAGACACCTATTATGGAACTATCACAACAGGAGCCGCTAGAAAAACGTTTGCTTTTTTAGAAAGTCCAACATTCACAGGCACACCAACAGCACCAACAGCAACAGTAGGAACGAATACAACGCAGATTGCTAATACCGCTTTTGTGCAGACCGCAATAGGAAACTATAAGAAATATGTAGCTCTACTCTCTCAGTCTGGGACAAACGCACCAACTGCAACGGTTTTGGAAAATACTTTAGGTGGAACAATAGTTTGGACAAGAAACTCAACAGGATTATATACGGGGACGTTGGCAGGAGTTTTTACAGCTAATAAAACGTGGACGTCTATTACAAGTACTGCAACAGGAACAGTAACAGGTGCTGTAAGTACCTCGGTAGATACGGTGGCGGTGGCAACAAGCTCCTTAGATTCGGCTTTGACAAATTCAGCCATTGAAATTCGTGTGTACAATTAAACAGTAACTTTTAAATAAATTGAATATGAAAAATTGGAAAACAAATTTGGCTGCAATATTTACGGCAGCCGTTGGTGTAACTACTGCGATGGGGTGGATTAGTTCGGAAGTAGCAAGCGCAATATTGACA